GCGAGGATCTGTACCGGAAGCTCCAACCAAGAACCGTGACTGATTGGATACCCGGTCAAGGTGTAGGTGTAGTAGGCGTTGTCCCTGACGCTGCCGATCGTAACGGTGTCGCCAGGGAAGACGTGCCTCCACGACAGTATGTGCTGAAAACCTGTCGCGTCGATGGAGTTGACCAGCAAGCGCGTCGCCGAGGAAGGCACCGTGTTGTTCACGGCTAGGTTGCCCACGCCAGGATCGGTGCCGGTGTCGTCCAAGCTGAACCGGTAGTCCGCCTGCAGAAACCCGTTACGCGGAACCACATCCAGGCGAGACAGCGACAGCAGGATCATCGAGCTGCTTACCGCCTTGCCGATCAGCATCGGGATCGAGCCCGGCGTTTCGACGATCTCGCCGGCGACGTCGCTGCTCAGGTACAGCAGGCTGCCCGGCGTGAATGAGTTCGAGTAGGGCACCTCGCCGGCGTACTGGATATACGCCTCGTTCTCCCCGAGCACAGCAACCACGATGCCGTCTGCCAAAGTGTCCGAGTCGTTCGCGATGGCTGGCGTCCACACCACGCCGTCCGTGCACACTGCCTGCCCGGCGCTAAGCCCGTGACTGGCTTGTGTTATCCAGACGCCAAGGTTGCTAGGGGTCTGGTTGGTCCAGTTGCCCGCCGCCTGGTCGAAGACCAGCGTCTGCCCTTGTCGACGGTCGAACAAGGTCACGTCAGTCAGACCGTCGAGTTCCTCAACGACCTGCCCCGCGCCTTGCGCCTGCGAACCCGCTGCACTGCGCACAAGCGACGTGGTCTTATCCGCGAGATTGGTCGCATTCGCAACCATGACCACGTAGCCAACGAACAGCCCGTTCTCTGTCAATGCTCTCGGCAAAATGACAGACGCGGAATAGTTGGGGATCTGGTTGATCGCTTGGTCTAGCGTGTCATACAGTTCTTGCCCGTAGATGACGTAGAACTTCTCCACCGCAAGCGAGAAGTAGATCAGCTGTATCTGCGCTTTGCCTGGATCGACCGGTTGAAGCCCGCCGCTCATGATGGTGTTGTACTGCGCGGAGTCGAAATCGGACAACGGCGGGCTGGATACCGTGGCCCCGTCCATGACGTACTCAAACTCCAGCGGCGAGAAACCCGCCGAAGTCTTTTCGTTCGGCTGCGCCGGGTTGTTGTAGAAGTTGCATCCACGGGCGTACAGCCGCGCTGGCGCCATGTTGACCTGCAACGCGCCGTCTACGGGTGAGATCGCACCACCAGAGACAACCTGCGGTTTGAAGAACAACTGCTGGACATCGTGGAAGCTGGATGCTGTTTCCTGCGCCAGATAGGGCCAGTTCAACAGATCACCGATCTGGAACGGTCTGTCCGGGTCCACCGCTACGGTGCCCAGAAAGACCTGGAAACGGTTGGTCGCGGTGTTCGGTTGATTCGTGTAGTGGCGAATCTCCCCTGTACTGATCATGTACAGGTAATAGAAGTGGTCCGTGACGATGTCCGGGATGTCGACGACGATCGGGTCGGTCCATTCGACGAGGTTCGACGTGACGTTGCTGGAATTGAACGAGTCCACGAACAGCGCCTGCCCCGGGGCTACCGTGAGCTGGGTCGCGCCCGTGACGGTGATCTGCCCGCCGGATACCAGACCGGTGTTGGTGAACTCTTGTCCCCACGCCGAGTAGTAGCTGGAGCTGATCGGGGTCCATTGGGATACATCCCATGGCTCAGGCCCGATGCTGGCGCCAGTCTGGTTCTGCCACATCGTGGTGAACGTGGTAGGGCGACTCGGATCGTAGTTTGTCGTGTAGTCGCCCGGCTTGTAGACCTTGCGCTCGTTATACCAGCCCGCCGTTCCGAGAGACGCGGAGGAAGACGCCATGCCGCCACCGCCACCGCCACCACTGAACTCCGACCAGTCCTGCGGGTTGATGCTGCGGTCAGCCGGCACGTTGTTGATCGCGATGTACTGCTTCTTCGATGCGCTGACGATGTCGCCCTTGGTGTAGGCGATCGTGCGGTTGTGCGAACCCTTGAAAGCGCGCAGCGGAATGCCGCGCTCGATCTCGATCTGGCGCAAACGGTCCTCTTCGGACTGCTCCATGAAGAACTTGACCTTGCGCTCCAGCGCGTCCTCAAACCCGGTGAACTCAATCTCGTTGCCGTCGCTCCATAGCGACACCAGCTTGCCGTCCTTCACGGCAACCGCGAGAGGGGTCGGTCCATCCGCGCCGTCCTTGCCGTCGCGCCCGTCCCGCCCGGGGTCGCCCGGCTTCGGACGCTTCACGACGAGCTTCACCTTGTCGCCGTACTTCAGAAAGATCGAGTTGTCCTGCGTGAAGAAGTCGCCGTTCTCGAGCGTGCTTGTATCTTCCGCCTTGACATAGCCCCGGTAGTCCAGCCCGACCGCGCCAATGCGCTCCCAGTCGGTGCGGTTGCGCGGGTTGGTGTTCGTCCGCTTAATGCAGCGGGCAAGCTTGCCCATGCCGTACTGGACGACGTCGCCTTCAACGTAGATGGCGCCGCGCTCCCAGAACGGCGCGTTGGCTCCGATGGCGAAGCCGTCCGCGCCTTTCGGGCCGATCGGACCCGTGGGTCCTGGGTCGCCTTTCTCGCCCCGCTTGCCCGAGATGATCTCGGCGTACTTCTCGACCAGGATGTTCGCAACAACCGCTGGATCGGCGGGCGCCCCATCCGGACCGCGCGGACCTGGCTCGCCCTTCTCGCCGCGCTTGCCGGGCTCGCCACGCTCGCCTTTGAGCAGGTCACGGTGATCGAGGACCAATTCGCGCGCGACCGCTTGCGGGGACGCCGCTTCGCCACGTTCGCCCTTCTCGCCACGTTCGCCCTTCGCGCCCTTCTCGCCTGTGAGCAGGTACGCGTAGCGTTCCGCCATCTTGCGTGCGACTTCTTCCGGATCAGCGTCCCGCCCGGGCGGTCCCGCCGGGCCCGGGTCGCCTTGCGCACCGACGAGACCCTGTCCGGGGGGACCGGCGGGACCAGTGTCACCCTTCTCGCCGCGCAGGGCGTCGCGGTGCTCTTCGGCGAGCGCCTTGGCGACGTGCTTCGGATCAACTGGTAGGGCGTCTTTGCCGTCGGCGCCAGGGCGCCCCGCTGGACCTTGAACGCCTGGATCGCCTTTCTCGCCCCGGAGGATGTCCCGGTGCTCACTGACAAGCGCCTTGGCGACGTGCGACGGGTCGATGGGCGTGGCGTCTTTGCCATCGGCGCCATCGCGACCAGCTGGTCCTTGGACGCCTGGGTCGCCTTTTTCGCCCCGGAGAATGTCGCGGTGCTCGGTGGCGAGCACCTTCGCAACGTCCTTCGGGTTCGCGTCTTTGCCGTTCTGCCCGCGCGCGCCTTCCGGACCACGCTGTCCAGGGTCTCCCTTCGCGCCACGCGGACCGGTCATCTTCTCGACCAGCTTGACGTGCGCCCGCAGCTCCGCAATGGGCTCGCGCAGCGGTCCGAGATCCTCACGCGGAGCTGCCTTGACCTGCTGATCGAGTAGGTCGATCCGGTGCTTCAGCTCGCCAAGACCATTCTGCAGGTTGGCGTAGGTTGCCTTGGCGTCATCGCGGATCGCCTTGTCTGTCGAGACGATGGCATCCGAGAGGTCGTTGAGTCCGTTCTCCAGACGCGTCAGCTCGACACCGATCTCTTCGCGCTGCTGCTTGATGATGCGCCCGGTCGCCTCGGCGACGTGACGCGGAGTGAATTCAGTGACGTTCATGTTCGGAGACTCAGTTCGTAGCGGTCCACGCCCGAATTCCAGCACGCGTAGATGCTGTTCGCCGCGCAGATGTCGATCTCTCTCTGTGACATATCGACATCGTTGAAAATACCGGGGAGCTTGTGCTTCTGGAAATGCTCACGGCGAAGTCTGCGGCGTCTTTGCACGTAGCTCATTGTCAGTGAATGCCCCGTTTTCTGGAAGCCCGCTTGCTCGTAGACACCGCCGGAGAAGTGGTCACGATCGCAGAACGTGATGACTTTGCTGGCAGTCGGCGTGGCCGCGCTAAACGCTTTCACCATTCGCGGTAGCCCGCCGGCTACGGATACCCCCGAGCGAACGGTGTACCGGTGCAGCGTCCCGTCAGGTGAGAAGCTAGCCACGGCTTGCAATTCGCCTTGCTTCGAACTCAGCCCGAAGTGCAGCGTGGAGATCGTGTTCTTGAAGCCCTGCAGATGGAACTGCTCGTGAAATGCCACCGCGTCGGTACGTGGGACGTCGTGTGGTATCAGTTGCCGTGCGCCTATTTTGCGCTTCGCCCCTAGCAGCACGCGCTCCAGGTAGTCTTTGACTTGCTGGGTCCGGTAAAGCCATTGATCCTCCCATACGTAGATGACGCGAAACCCGAGGTCTTCGGCAGCGCGCCTCTTGTCAGCATGAGCCGCGCGCTTTGTTCTGGGGTAACTGTGCCAGTAAACCCCGTTGAATTCGAACAACAGGTTCCTATCCGGTAACGCGGCATCGAAGACTCTTCGTCCGATACGGTACTGCGGACGCACTGGCGCGAGATCCTGCAGAAAGCTGACGAACTCCTCTTCTATCCCGGAGACGTGCGTACCACACCCGCAGGTACGGGTCGTGCCATTCTTGAGATCAGCTAGACGCGACTCGAACGTGTTTCCGCATTCACACGTTCCATTGGCCCACGCGACGCTGTGCCATCTATCTTCGCGCCACGAGACTTCCGTGACGGTGAGCTTGCCGAAGGTTTCTCCAACGGCATTTACCTCGGTATTGACTCGCTTAGACTCCACCCTCTGGCACCCGCACGACACGGTGCGCCCGCCGGTCAGGTGGTCTGTCCGGACCGTCGTCGTCCCGCCACAGTCACATTCGCACACCCACTCGCCTTCATGCGTGCGCGAGCGCGCGATCAGCTTACCGAATCGTTGCCCCGTAATGTCGCGTATCCGGCTCTGTCCTCGGATGCACCCGCAGGATCGAACACCGCCACCGGTCAGATGAGATCGTCGCGTAACGTGCGTAGTGTTCCCGCAGTCGCACTGAGCCACGTAGCCCTTTGAGTCTCTTCCCGTGACCGTCAGCAGTCCGAAACGCTTCCCGATAATGTCACTATCAAAATCGCGCGAGCATCCACATGACGTGACGTTGCCGTGCCGAAGGTGCCCGGCGCGAGCCAGCGTTTGCCCGCCGCAATCACATCGGCATAGCCACTCAGGCCCAGCAATAGACTCAGCGACAAGGCGCCCGAACCGCTGTCCGGTAAGATCAAGACGTTTCATATCAGCACCGTTACTGATCGCACCGTGGAAGGGGGGCACTGGGAAAGCGGCACGGTAAACCGCTTGTTCGGGAGCTACCCTACCCAGTGCGGCATTCATTATGCCGCAATCCCCATGCTTTTCAAAATGACGTCGTGAGCCTCGCCTATGCTCGCCTGCTCGTCCGCCGGGGTCGCCGGATCGGTAGGCGGCTGGTCGCCCGGCGTGGCGGGCGTGGCAGGCGTAGCAGGCGTCTCTGGCATCGTCCCGACAGCGGACAGGGGAAGATTCTGCGCCTGAACGCGCGGCTCATCGCCGTACTCGACCGCTGGCAGGTTCTCGCGTGCCCGGGCTTCGTTGGGCGAGTAGACGCCGCCGGCGACCGCCTTGGTCAGACCGTTGATGCGCGTGTCGAAGTCGGTCCGTAGCAACACGGTCTCGTCGAAGTTGACCCCTTGGTCTGGGGGCAGCTTGAAGAACTGCTCGAAGCTGCGCTCGACGTGCTCCATGAGGAAGCCCAGCCCGGTGGAGAGCCACGCGTTGATCATGGTTTCGGTGTTGTTGTAGGTCGCCTTGGTGTAGTCGCCGATCAGGGCGAGCGGCACACGGAATACCCGAGCAATATCCTCGGTAGACATCCGGTACGCCTCGATCAGCTGGGCGTCCTCGGAAGTGATCGTCATCTGCTGCCACTTGAGACCCCAAGAGAGGATCGGCACCGAGCCCGCGTTGATGCCCTTACTCCGAGCCTCCCACGCGGCGCGCAACGCGTCCATCTGCTCCTTGTTCAGCTTCTCGTCAGTCGAGAGAACGCCCGACGGGCGCGACATGTTCGAGAAGAACGCGGCCTGGTTGCCCGAGATCGCGTTGTTGATCGACATCGCAGAAGCCGCGTACCGGATCGGAGAGACCCCGATCAGAGGGTGCTGCGGGGTAAACAGCCTCACATGCAGCACGTCGCGAGCCGGGACCAGCATCATCGGGGTCTGCAGCATCGGATTAGGCCCGATCCCGTAGAAGACCGACTGCGTCTCGGTCTCGACGTAAGGCGTCGTGCTGGTGCTGGGGACCAAATGGATCGAGTCGACTTCGTTGCGGTCGTTGCGGAACACGACCCCATAGGCGTTGCCCGTGGTCATCAGCGCAAAGACGAAGTTCAGCATGAAGTCGCTGAGATGCTGATACCAGTTCGGGTAGCGCAAGATCCGCGACAGCGCCGACGTGGTGATCATCTCCCGTCCGCCGTTATCGAGCTGACGGTAGTGGTACATGCCCATCGTCGCCATCGTCTGCGCATAGGCAGCGATGGATGCGTAGGCGGCAGCGTTGCCGTCCTGCCCGCCGATCCGCAGATTGCGTTGGAAGGGATGTTCAAGCGGTCCGAGTTCGAACAGATTTCCGTTCTCGCCCGCGCCGAAGAACGGACCGTTCCACTCGCCGTTCGCCTTCTCGATGACCAGCGGGCGACCGCGTGAGTCGACCAGGTCAAATCCGCGTCCTGAATTCCCGCCTGACTTTGCGTAGCCATCGAGGGGGTCGTGCCCTGTGGCTATGTAACGATCGAGGGCTTCGCCCCGTAGCCACGTCGGATTGTTGGTGGAGTCGGACATTAGCGGCCCCCGAAAAAGGTTCTGCTGAATAGCACGACCTTAGGAGGTCTTCCGCGTGGTCCGGCGCAACGCCGCGCGACTGGACCGCATTTCTCTGGTGGCGTAGTCCTGCGTCGGCGCGTTCTCGTCGTCCTCTGGACCGGGGGCGGGCTGGTCCGGTTGCTTGGGTGGCACTGGCGCCGCCACTGCAGGCGTCTCCAACTGCTCGTAGATCGGCATGCCGGGGAACTTGCGCGCCGTGCCGGCGGCAAGCATCGCGTCAAGCTCATCTTTCTTGATCAGCTTGAACTTCTTGTTCACTAGGATGGTAGGCATAGGTGCCTCCTGATTGAGTCCGCTGGCGTTGCGCCGTCCCTGGCGCGAGTGATCACATCACGGAGCAATTACGCCCAGTTGATGCCGTCGGTCGAGGAGACCAGGCCCGGGCGCATGGCACCCCAGGAGGTCGGCCAGATACCGCGAATCGCCATGGAGGCGGTCTGGAACAGGCTGACCGCCTGGATGCCCGCGAACGCGGCACCGGCGCTGCCGATGTCCGAGATCTTGGCGCCGCCACCGGGCGGAACCTGTCCAGCGGTGCCGAGGGCACCCGAGCCATCATCAGCCTGAGTCGGGGCGCCTGCACCAGCGTCGGCCATGGTCAGGGTCGCCTCGGAACTCATGCGGATCTGCGGAGCACCGAACGCGGTCGCCAAAGCGGCGCAGTCAACCATGGTGGCGCGACCGAGCGGCTGGTTCTGGCTGGCGATGAACGGAACGCCCAGCAGCGTACCGGAAGCCATGTCGGAAGCGAACGGCATCTGGCCCAGCGGGTTCATTGCCAGGCTGGCGGACAGTGCGTCGGCGTCGTTCAGGATCAACAGCGGAGACGTGCCAAGACGGGCGTTGGACAGCTCAGTCATCATCGCCTTCATGTCGGCAACGATGGCTTCGTAGCCGCCGGCAGCACTACCGGTCAGCGGGGTAACGCCGTTGAGCAGGCCGGCGGGGCGGATGCCACCGACAGCGGCACCAGCGGACATCACGGCGGTATCGAGCATGACGGTGTAGCTCTCGTCCATGGCGGACAGGAGCAGGGTCTCGATCTGCGGGATAGACTGCTCGGCGATCTCCTCGGTGTACGGAGTGATCGAGGCCAGCTTGTAGCGGTTCAGCGTGGTGGCGCCGAACGAGAACTGCTGGAGCGGGATCACGCCGCCTTCACCTACCCACGCCGGCTCAGTCGGAGGCAGACCGATCGCGTTACGGCGCGGAACGGTCACGCTGTTGGCCGAGCCGAAATCGAGGACCATCGAACGGGTCGCGATCGCGGCGCCGATGGAGGTCGTGCGCAGGGTGTCGAGGTAGCCACGCGTCTCGTTGCGGACCAGCTCAGCCGCCCAGCCCACGCCAGTCGTGGTAGCCGGAACGACGCCCGCCTTCTGCCGAACGAACTGCGAGACGGCCATGACCTTCTCGTCTTCGCCGTAGATGTCGTCCATCACTTGGTCGGTTTGCACGCCACGGGCGTAGGCGATCGCTGCGGCAACGTGCATCTTGGCGAACAGCATGCCGGGGCGGTCGTCGTCACTGCGATACTGGGACTTGATGACGTTCGGCGCCGTAGGGGTGGCGGGCGCGGCGCGACCGGATAAGGACTTCTCGAACTTGAGCAGGTTGTCGCGCTGCTCGGTCAGCTTGTCCAGTTCGCCTTTGGTCTTGACGATCTCGTCAGAGGCAGCGGCAAGCATGGCCGGGAGGTTCTCGTCGCCCTCTTCCGCGTCGTCGGACTCGAACTTCTTCTGCAAGTCCTCGGCGGTCTTCATCTGGGCCTTCAGCTGGTCCTTCAGGGGACCAATAGACTCGCTCAACTTCTGGATACGTTCGGAAAGGTTCATGTACTTACTCCATGAGATGTTCGCGCGTTCGCCGATGGGCGTTCAGCGCAGGGATTTTTGGGCATCCGCGAGGATGTGCCCGGCGCGGATAACCGCTGGATGGGTCGCTTTTTCCCGAACGGCGGGATCGATCTGCACGGCGGGAGAAGACGCGCCGAAGATCAGTTCACGTTGAGCCCGGTTCAGGCCGAACTCTTTGGAAATACGGAGGGCGTTTGGATGGGCCGGAATTGATACTGCGGAAACCTCAAGCAATTCAGCGGCTTTGATCAACCACGGACCCCAGGGATCTTGCTGATCCATCGGCTCATAGTCGAGCACCCGGAAGCCGACCGACACGGCACGAAGGATGCCCTCCTCGATCAGCTTACGCGTCATCTGGGCCATGTCATTCGTGCCGAGTTTCAGATCGCCGACCAGTTGCTTGCCCGCGACCTTGACGTTTTCCCAGGTGCCGATCGGTTCGTCCGACTCATGCATCCATAGGGCGATCGGATTCCGCTTGAAGTTGGCTAAGTCCCAGCCCGACGCGACGATCACGTCGCCCATTCGATCCGGAGACTCTTCGTTCAGGACGAAACTGCCTGCGTAGGCGGGCACGTCTGGCTCGTCCAGCTCCATATCGTCGTCAGAAGATGACGCAGGAGCGACTTTCTGAATGTAGCCGGTCGTGAATTTCTTGTTCATGCGGGGGCGTCCTCGCTATCAAGGTGTTCCGGGTTGCGCGCACTCTCGATGTTGCGCAGCAGGTTCTGAAACGCGGCGGACTCTTCTTCGGTCATGGGCCGACGCGTGAGAATCTCGAGCAGCGTCATTGGGCGCTCGCAGGACGAGACCCCGCCGGATTGCTCGGCACTCACGGACGCTCATCCCGCGCGAATGACGCGCGCACAAAGAAACCCGCCGCAAGGCGGGTCAAAAGGAGGTGAGTCAGGAAGCGAGAATCGAGCATGGTAGCCGCACCAAGAGGTAGGTGGCTACCGAGACCGGGGGTCCGTTGCTCGGTAAGAATGAGGCGTGCGAAGGCTAGTCGCCGTCGAAGGGGGGCTGGTCCTTCTTTCGGCGCTGACCTGGCGGGGGTCTGTTTCGCGCTTCGCACATACCCAGCAGGATAGCGACCGCGCAGGAAATGTCAACTTTTTCGTGGAAGCGGGGACTATACATTGACACTAGAGCCTCTTATACTGGGGTTTACTATTTGGACACCGTAGCGAACACATGATGAACAGACGAATCACTGACCGAAAGCCAATGACTCCCCGCGAAGCCGCCGCCAAACGGGAGATCGTCGATCACAACTGCGCGGTCTGCGGGACGCACTTCCGAGGCATCAAGACCGGGAAGTTCTGCTCCAACCGCTGCAAGCAGATCGACAAGAACCGCAAGCATCGGTCCGGGCCTCTGCTGCCTGCTGCGAGCTAGCCGATCAAGGCTTCCGCTGAGAATTCGACCGAGCTAACCAGCCCCGAGTCGCCCCGGACGTGCGCGGCAAGCGCTAGAGCGACCAGCCCGTCGACCCGCCCGAATGACCGCGCCTTTTGAATCTTGCGGTTGTTCGCCGGGTCTTTGACTACCACGGCATTAGCGGCATTCCATTTCAGGATGGGGTGGTTGCCGTGGCGCAGCTTCCGGTTTAGCAGTAGGTCATCCAGCACCTGCAGCGACCGGGTCTGATCAAGAAAGCCCTGTCCGATCGGCACCAGGAACGTGTCGTCCTCGCCCCACTCGTACTTCCTCTCGGCGAGCGCCGCGATGACGTACTTCATGCGGTAGCGGTCAAAGCCGAGGCCTTGCACGTCGTAGTTCTCGATCATGTGAATGATCCGGTCCGCGATGCTGCCGTAGTCGATCGTGCGCGCCGAGCTGGTGTCGATGAGACCCTCGCGCGCCCATTGCGTATAGGGAACGTGATCGCGCTTCGAGCGCGCCTCCAGGTCGTCGCCGGGTATCCAGAAGTAGGGCAACACGTCCATGAGCCCGTCGAGGTCATCCAGGGGCGGCTCAAAGATCGCCACCAGCGCGGTCAAGTCGGTGGTCTCGGACAGGTCGAGTCCGAGCCAGCATGCACGCCCGTAAAGTTCAGAGGGGTCCGGTAGCCCGCCGCCTGCGTTCTCTTCCCAGACCGTGCGCGAGACGTAACCGGATGTCTCGCTCACCCGCTGGTTCATTTTCAGAAGACGGTACTTGTTCTCCAGCGAGGGCATCTCTTTCGCCTTGGTCGCCCAGTCGCGAATCGAGCGCACATTGGTAATCGTGCCCAGTCCGGGATTGGCGAGATACCAATAATCCTCGTCGTAGGGGTCGACTTTCTCGCCGGCGGCGTCCGTCTCTGGCAACTCGAAAACGAACCCGGCGAAGGAGTCCGGGGTGAGCTTGCCTTCATTGAGCGCTTTCGCCCGATCGACCGCGACGCTGAAGAAGTGCTGGTCCGTCGCCGCTTGCGTCGAGAAGAGAAACGTCAGCGGTTCCGCCTGTGCGCCATCGCCCGTGGTCAGAACGGAATAGAACTCCTCCGCTTGCGCGCTGCTCACGTTGCCGATCTCATCGATCAGAATGATTGCAGCATTACCACCGTGATGGCGATGCGCGTCCGATGAGAGGCAGCGCAATTGCGTCAGCGTACTCGAATGCTTGAGCAGTTTTTTCGATGGGACCGATTTGAACTTTTCGCTGATGCCGAGCGAGTTGTCCAGGCTGATCATGCGATCGACCATCTGGAACAGAATGCCCGCTTGCTCGCGGTCGGACGCGCCTACCTGGATCTCTTGTCCAAGCAGACCGTAGTTGTCTGGGCTGAGGGAGAGCAGGGCGGTAATTAACCCTGCTATCAACGCGGTTTTCCCCGATTTTCTCGAAAGGGTCAGCAAGCCTTCGCGGACCACCCGCTTCTGCGTAATAGGGTCTTCCGGACCGAGGAACGCCAGCACGATGATCACCTGGAACGGTTCCAACGTGATCGGCTGCCCCATGGAACTGCCCGTGGGCTGGCGCAGGCTATCTATGATCTCGATGACATCGGCGACGTGATCCCAGCGCATGTGCGCCGGGTCGTGCGTCAGCAGATGCCACGGTGCCGTGGTGTCGGGGTACTTCGAGAACGGGAACTCCAGCACCCGTTTCAGTATCTGGTGCTGGCTCGATCCCGGTTCGGCGGCGTTGAATTGGCGGCGCAGGGTCTGCTCGCAGGCCCGCGCCAGGGGGTTGTCAGGAAGCTTCATTGCCTTCCGTGTCTTTCACGTGCCCGCCTGTCAGGATCAAATGGGACTCCCATAGGGCGTCTAGCGCCAACCGCACGCGCTTCGAATCGTACTTGGCCCAACGCGGTCCCGCCGTCACCGGATGGTTGATGGCAACGTGTGCCCGTTGGATGAGTCCGGAGACGCGATCGCGTTGCTCCGGCGTCAAATCGGGTCTACGTGTCATGCCAGGCGCAGCTTACGCACCGGCGCGCCGGCGGGAGGCTTAGCCTGCCCGGTGCTTTTCGCTGGGGCGGCGGGCTTCACTTGCTCTGACTTTTTCACGCCGGCGCCACGGGCGGTGAACGTGATGGAGAGCTGGCGTTCAAGGGCGAGCGCGCCGCGCATTGCCCCATCGCGCGTGGCGATCATTGGATTGATCTTCTCGTCGCCCTTTTCGGTCATGACCATAAAGCCGACTTTATCGATCTCGTCGTTCATCAGTTCGATGTCGGCTTGAAGGCGAGCCAGGCGTAAAATAGCCGGCATCTGGGACTCATCCCAGAGGTGGACATTGTGTTCCAGGATTCGCTTTACCTGCCCGCGAACATCCCGGCGGAGTCCGTTGGGGATGCTCGGGGGTTTGCGCGTATCGAAGGCACTTCCGCTGACTTCATTGGACGGTGTTGTGCCGATTGAGTTGGATGCTGCGCGAGCCGCCATGGGTCATTCTCCGGTTAAATCGGGTTAATTCGGGTATCCGCGCCCTTTGACACGGTTTCTCTTCTATCATCGCGCCTTTACGCTCTTTATGCAACGGATAGGACGGGAATTCCCAGGTTGTTTGCTGCCGTGTCGCATTCTCCAGTTGACCGAAGCAGACCGCGCCCGTTCCCTGGTGTTGCATGAAGAATGCACTGACT